CCTACCGGGAGGCCAACAAGGATAAGATCGCCGAGCGGCAGGCCGCCTACTATGAGGCCAACAAGGATAAGATCGCCGAGTATCAGGCCGCCTACCGGGAGGCCAACAAGGATAAGATCGCCGAGCGGCAGGCCGCCTACAGAGAGAAAAACCGGGATGCTTACAATGCGTATCATCGGGAATATCGGCGGAGGCTGCGGGAGCGGCGGAAGGCGGAGAAACTGGCAAATAGCCTTATGACCGGGGGATCGCCACTTTCTCTTCGCCCTTCGCGATGACTTGGTTTCATAAAAAAACCGCTCTCCGGTGGGGAGACCGGAAAGCGGTGAGGAAGATTTGGGAGATTGCCACACCAGTCTGAGGACTGGTTCGCAATGACCCGGGATTTTGGAACAGTGCTATTTTAGCACAGATTGGAGAAATAATCAATGAAAAATATTCGCATTGACCGGCTGCGGCTGGAGAACTTCAAATGCCATGAGGCCCTGGAACTGGACTTTGACGGCCAGGACCGGACGATCTACGGCGATAACGCCACGGGCAAGACCAGCATCTATGACGGCATGATCTGGCTGCTTTTCGGCAAGGATTCCGCCGGAAACGGTGAGAAGAACATCGATATCAAGCCCCTGGACAGAAATGGCAATGTGAAAGACCACGATGCCATTACCTCTGTGGAGGCGGTGATGACCGTGGACGGGGAGGAGATCACCCTGAAGCGGACCCTGCGGGAGATCTGGAGCACCAGAAGAGGCTCCATGGAGGCGGTGTATGACGGGAATACCAGCGACTACTTTGTGAACGGTGTGCCCTGCAAGAAAAATGCCTTCGACAAGGCGGTTGGTGAGCTTGTCGATGAGGATCTGTTCCGGATGCTGACTTCGGTGAGCTGGTTCGCCGCCGGCATGAAATGGCAGGACCGCAGAAGCGTCCTCTTTGACATTGCCGGAAATATGAGCGATGAGGAGATCATGGACCGGGATGAGCGGTTTGAAGAGCTGAGAAGCGCCAAGGGCAAGCTGACGGTGCAGGAATACAAGACGAAGCTCCTGCACCAGAAGAAGGGTCTTAGCGGCACCCGGGAGGACGGCCCCGCACGGATCAGCGAATGCCAGAAGATCCTGGAGAGCCTGAAGGGCATCGACTTTGAAGAGGCCAGGAACCGGGAGGCGGTGCTCACAAGCCGCAGAGATCGGCTCAGCGGGGAGATCATCGCCCTGGAGCAGGACGCGGCGCTGCAGAAAAAGAAGCTGGAGAAGCGGGAAGCGGAGCTGCAGCTGGAGGATCTGGAGCGGCGGAACCGTACATACCGGGAGCAGCAGCGAACCACCATGCCCAGCAGTGAGACTCTGAACCGGAGCGCCCACAAGGAGGCTATCCGGGCGGAGCAGCTGAAGAACACCATCAGCCAGAGCCGGAAGACGGTGAGCCGCCTGGAAGCGGATATCCAGGAAAGCCGGGATATGTGGGTGGCGGTGAACGCGGAGGCTTTTGTGGGCGGACAGTGCCCTGCCTGCGGCCAGAAGCTGCCTTTTGAGGCGCTGGAGAAGGCCAGCCGGGAATTCGATGCCAAGAAAGTGCTGCGACTGGATAAGATCGCCCGGGAGGCGGAGCGGCTGAAAGAGCAGCTGGCGCAGACCATGAACCGCATCGGCCAGATGGAGCAGGAACTGGCGGAACGGGAGGAAGCGGCCCGGGAGCTGGGACGGCAGGCGGAGGAGGCCAGGACCATGGCCGGTACGGTCCGGGACCTGGAGGATTACGAAACGCTTCGGGCAGCGGCGGCGGCGAATGTGCGGGCTGTTGCTGACCAGATCGATGCCATGACCGCCGACAGCGGAAAGGTGATCCGAAAGCGCCGGGAGGAGCTGGAGGATGTGACCCAGGAGCTGAATGAGGTATGGCGGACTCTGGCGAAGGAGGGGTACCGGGATACCATGCAGCGGCGGATCGCGGAGCTGAAGGAGGATATGCAGACAGCATCGGCGGCTATCGAGGCTATCGATAAGATGCTGTATGCCATCGAGGACTTTACTAGGTATAAGTGCCGTTTCGTGGAGGAGTCGGTCAACAGCCATTTCCGGCTGTGCAGCTTCCGGCTGTTCCGGGAGCAGGCCAACGGCGGTATCGAGGAGCGGTGTGATGCCCAGCAGGGCGGTGTGCCCTTCCTGGGACTGAACAACGGCATGCGGGTGAATGTTGGCATCGACATCATAAACACCCTGAGCCGGCACTATGGGGTGACGGTGCCGCTGATCGTGGACAACGCAGAGGCGGTGACCCAGCTGGAGGAGAGCGGCGCTCAGGTGATCCGGCTGGTGGTAAGCGAAAATGATAAGGAGTTGAGGATCGTATGAAGATAAAAGACAGAGCCAAGCCCAAGGCCCCGCCGGTGGAGCCGGGTGTTTACATGGCCGTTTGCATCGGCATCGTGGATCTGGGAGAGCAATACTCCGAGAAATTCAAAAGCTACTCCAATAAGGTGAAGTTCGTGTGGGCACTGCCCGGTGAACTGATGACCATTGACGGCAAGGAGGAGGAGCGGCAGCTGAGCAAGGAATTCACCGTATCCGTGAGCAAAAAGGGCAGCCTCAGAGGATTTCTGGAGAGCTGGAACGGCAGAAGCTACTCCGATGAAGAATTCGGTGAGCTGGATGTATTTGAGCAGCTGGGGAAGGCATGCCAGCTCCAGGTGGTGCTGAACGAGACCAAGGAATACTCCAATGTGGCGAATCTGATGCCCATCCCCAGAGGCATGCCCGCGCCCCAGAGCAAAACGGCCATGTATATCTGGGATATGGAAAAGTGGGACGATGACCTTTTCCTGAAGCTGCCGGAGTGGACGAGGGAGCAGATCATGAAGTCCAGCCAGTACCAGAAAGAGCATGTGCCGGTGACGGATGTGGCGGTGGATGGTGGAACCAACTTGGGCACGACCCCTCAGTCGGCTTCGCCGACAGCTCCCCTTACGCAGGGGAGCCAAGGGCTGGGTGGAACCAACGGGGGGATTGCCACGGCCTCCGGCCTCGCAATGACCGGAAACGGGAACATGACCGGGACTGCCGCTACGGGAGGAGGCGCTCCTTTTTGAGATTTGAGAGCATTGCATCTTCCAGCCACGGAAATGCCTATATGCTGGATGACGGGTGGACGAAGCTGCTGATCGAGTGCGGTCTGACTTATAAGAAGCTTACCCAGGGGCTGGGCTGGAAGCTGTCGGAGATCGATGGTGTGCTGGTGAGCCATGAGCACAAGGACCATGCCGGGTGCGTGGAGAAGCTGCTTAAGGACGGCATGGACTGCTACATGAGCAGCGGGACGGCGGAGGCTCTGGAGCTGCCTGAAAAGCTGCTGGAGCTGGCTCACGGCATCGAGGCTGGGGAAATGTTTACGGTGGGGAGTATGCACATACTCCCCTTCCAGACCTACCACGATGCCCTGGAGCCGCTGGGGTTCTGCATTCAGAGCGAAGTGGACTGGGATATCTTCGTATACGCCATCGATACGGTGAATCTCCCGTACCGGTTCCCGGGGGTGAACATCCTGGCGGTGGAGGCGAATTTTGACAAGGAGATCCTGGCACGGTGCGAGAAGATGCCGGAAAAAGTGCGCAAGCGTGTAAGCAATACCCATATGGAGATCGAGATGCTGTGCCGGTGCCTTAAGCGGATGGATCTGCGGGCCTGCCGGGAACTGCACCTGATGCATCTGTCGGATGCAACGAGCCATGAGGGGCATTTCATCAACAAGGTGCGGCGGTATGTGCCACCGCATGTGAAAGTCTATACCTGCGGAAGGGAGTGATTTAGCTGTGGCCAGACCCGGCATTATGATCTATTTCGATATGCAAAAACCGCTGTCCTGGCTGACGGATTCGGAAAAAGGGCGGCTGTTTGATGCCATCCTGCAATACGGTCAGACCGGGGAGGAGCCTGATTTTGAGGGGATGCTGGCGATGGCATGGAGCTTCATCCAGCCGAAACTTGATAAGGATCAGGCAGAATATGACAAGACCGTTTTAAAGCGGCAGTATGCCACCTGGTGCCGAAAAATGAAGCAGAGAGGATCGCCTGATCTGCCGTTTGATGAATGGGTGCTGCTAAGTGATGCGCAGAGGGATCACATGATATCACATGATATCACATGCAATCACATGATATCACATGATATCACATGGTATCCAACTACAACTACAACCCCAACCACAGCTACAACCCCAACTACAACGGCAACCCCAACTACAACGGCAACTGCAAATACAACATCATCCACAACCACAGCCGCAGAGGAACCGGATGGTGCCTGCGCACCGGTAGGCGCTGCCGCGCCGAAGGATGATGATGAGAAAATGAAAATGCTGATGAATGAGATCAGGGGGATGAATCTTTCGCAATTCCAGACCGATCTCTTACTGAACAAACTGGGGGTGGATATGTTTATCAATTACGCGAAGCGGCTGCGGGCTTCCATTGCCAGCGGCAACGATCCGGGCAGCCATATGTCAACGATACTGTGGTGGTATGCTCAGGATCATGGGGCCTGAATATGTCCAGCGGGTCTTACTGGCAGCAGGAGGTGCAATGCCCGTTTTACCGCCAGGATGACGGACGGAGCCGGATCCACTGTGAGTGGATGATCGCAAACAGCACGGTGAGCATCAATTTTCAGAGGAGGCCGGACTTCCGGACACAGATGAAGACTTTCTGCTGCGATAAATACAAGAACTGTGAGATTTTCAGAATGATCATGGAAAACAAATATGAGGAGGATATGGAATGAGCTGCGATGATCTTATCGCTGTGGTGCCGGCGGAGCCGGACAGCCATTTCCGGCTGCTGGACTGCGGCTGCGGAGGGGATACTGCCTATGTACAAAAGGCGGACGGTTCCTGGGCGGTGCGCCGAGGCCGGTGTCGCTATTTGACCCGGGATATGGGAGGATGATCTGATGGGATCTGTATTTTTAGTGCTGCTGGCAGTGCTTCGATGAAGATGCCAGGATCTACAGTGACATTTTTGAAATCGATGCGGAGGTCAAGTCCCATTCCGTGATCAATCAGAAGTACAGCGGGAGGGACTGACAATGCCTGATAAGATCACAGAAGATCAGCTCGATGAGCTTTTGGACGCAAGAGATTACTTTGGAGCGGACAAGTTTGTTAAGCTGATGGCAGAATACACCGGGATTGTAGTTAAGACATACACAGGTTACCAGTATTTTGATGCTGCTGACAACTTTCTTGGTGACAGTGAGTGGAATAGTCTTCGGGATATTCTTGAAGAAGCGGAAATAGAGGTGGTAGACAATGGCTGAGAGTTGGCGGGAGGCCTGCTGGAGGGCGGAGCAGGAGGTGGCGGAGTATCGGGGGACGATCATTCCTGCGATGGCGGAGAAGCTGCGGGAGTTGCGGCAGACCGCGGATGAGCTGGAGGAGGCGAACCGGAACCTGACACGGGAACTGCGGTTGGCGGAACGGGAACGGGATGTCGCCAGCCGGCTGATGATGTGGATGGAAAAGGAGCTGGAACTTACCATGGAGTTTATCCAAGACCAGGGGCTGGAATGGGCGCTGATGAGCTGGCTGGCGGGGACGGAAGACGAGCCGCCGTTTTGAGGATGCGGGCGGGTCATGCCCCGCCCCTACAGAAAGGATGGATGATTTGGGCAATCCGAAGGTGGCAATGCGGGCGGAGATCGAGGCGAAGCTTGCGGCCAAGTATGAAAAAAAGCTCCGGGAGATGGAGCGGCTGTTTGAGGAACGGCTGGCCATGGAACGGCTGAATTTCCTGAAGAAGCTCCGGATGGCTATGCAGCAGAGCTGTGACGGCGCTGTGATGGCGGCTGAGGATGTGTTCAGCTGCACGGAGGAGCAGGCGGTGGAATTTATTGCCGCCCACATGGAGAATGTGAACAAGATGAGCCATATGGCGGTGGTGGAGGATAAGGATGACCCGGATATGTGGTGGACCAAGGACAGCGTCGACCGAAGGATCCGCAGGATCGTGGGGGAGAAAAACTTCCAGCCCTGGGATCAGCGATATGACTATGAGGAGGAAACGGAATGACAGACCAGGAACGGGAGATGACCTATACCAACGCACTGGTCCGGTACGGTGAGGAGAATCAGCTTGTGGTGGCCATCGAGGAGCTGAGTGAGCTGCAGAAAGAGGTCACGAAATTCCTCCGGGGTATCGGCAATGCCGGGAATCTGGCGGAGGAGACAGCGGATGTGCTGATATGCTGAGAAAGGAGGCGCTGGCTTCCGGATCAAAAAACCAACCGGGGGATTGCCACGGGGCTTCGCCCCTCGCAATGACCAGAAAGGGAGAAACTGCATGAGAGATTATGAGCCGGACAATCTGGTGATGGATTGCCGGAGGGCTATGGAGCTGGGGTATGGGGTCCATTACGGGCACTACAAGGCGGACCACCCCCACACAAGGGACACCTCCCTGGACCCGGAACCTGAGCACAAATATCCGGAGCGGGAGTGCAAAAACTGCGGGGAGCCATTCCGGCCCCACAGAGGAGACCAGATATACTGCTGCGAGGAGTGCAGAATTGAATACAACCGGCTGCATACAATGAAAAACCCCAACAGGGCACGGCAAAAGTTTTGCAGAAGGTGCGGAAAACCCATTACCGATCCGAAGCAGCGGGTGTTTTGCGGCAAGGTGTGCCTCTACAGCTATGACCAGGAGCGGAGACACCGGAAGAAAAAGGAATCATGAAAGAGGGGGCTTCGGCCTCCTCTTTTTGCATGTACCCTCTCAGTCACGGCATGCGCCGTGCCAGCTCTCCCAGAGGGAGAGCCATGGGTGGTTGGCCTCCGAAACGCGCCTGCGGGCGCAGTCCCTGAGGGAGAGCCTTATAAGCCCTGGTGTGGCAGGGTGCGGGGATAGAGAAGGCGGGGCGGGATTTGGTATGATGGTGGCAAAGGAGGGAGGCTTGTGGGCGCTGACTGGATCGCCATGAGGGCGGAATACATAACCACAGACACCAGCTACCGCAAGCTGGCGGAGAAATACGGAGTGAGCGGGACTCAGGTGAGCAACCGTGGGAAGGCGGAGAAGTGGCCGGAGGAGCGGGAGCGGTATTTGAGCAATGTTTTGGCAAAATCGGTCGCTAAGAGCGAACGGAAGAAGGCTGACCAGATGGCCAGGATCGACCGGGTGACGGACAAGCTGCTGGATAAGCTGGAGAAGGCTGTGGAAGAGCTGGAGATCCATCTGGTGACCAATACCCGGAAGGAAAAGGTCATTGAATACAACAATTCCCTGCGGCCGGACAAGCCCACGAAGGAGACCATTCTGGAGAACGAGGAGATCGTTCAGGTGGTGGGAATCGTGGACAAGGCGGGGCTGCGGCAGATCACCGCGGCGCTCCGGGATATTAAGGAGATCAAAATGCTGCGCACTGCCCTGGATGAGCGGGAGCAGAAGGCCCGAATCGACAACCTGGAACGGCAGGCAAGCAAAGAGGAACAGCGCCGGGAGGCTGTGGAGGTCATTCTGGACGGCGGTCTGGAGGATTATGTGGGATGACGGAGGGATGACGGTATGCCGAAAATGGTGATTCAGAGGCCCTCTGACAAGCAGGACCGGTTTCTGAGGGCGAAAGCCAAGCATGTGGGATTCGGAGGGGCCCGAGGCGGCGGCAAGAGCTGGGCGGTGAGAGCAAAGGCAAAGCTGCTGTCGGTCCATTACGCAGGAATCAAATGCCTGATCGTGCGAAAAACCCATCAGGAGCTCATCAACAACCATGTGAATCCGCTGCGGCAGGAACTGCATGGGATCGCTAGGTACAACAAGCAGGAGAAGTGTTTCTTTTTTCCCAATGGAAGCACCATCAAATTCGGTTACTGCGCCTGCGATGGAGATCTGGAGCAGTACCAGGGCGCTGAGTACGATGTGATATTCCTGGATGAGGCTACCAACCTCCGTGAGGAATGGATCAAGAAGATCACGGCGTGTCTGCGCGGTGTCAACGATTTTCCCAAGCGGATCTACTACACCTTCAACCCCGGCGGGGTGAGTCACGGGTATTTCAAGCGGCTCTTTATCGACCGGCGGTTTGAAAACGGGGAAAACCCGGAGGACTATGTGTTCATCCAGAGCCTGGTGACGGACAACAAGGCGCTGATGGAAAGCCAGCCGGACTACATCCGGCAGCTGGAGGCACTGCCGCCGAAGCTGCGGGAGGCATGGCTGTACGGCCGGTGGGATATCTACGAAGGGCAGTTTTTTGAGGAATTCCGGGTTGAGCCTGACGGGAAGAAGTGCCTGGATGCCGGCATCAGCATTGAGGAGGCACGGGAGCAGGGACGGTGGACCCATGTGATCGAGCCGCTGGATCTGACCGCCGGTGACAAGCGTGGATGGCAGATCTACAGAAGCTATGACTTTGGTTATGCCAAGCCCTTCAGCTGCGCATGGTGGGCCATTGATTATGATGGGACGCTTTACCGGATCCTGGAGCTGTACGGCTGGAACGGGACACCCAACGAAGGAAGCAAGTGGACACCGGATCAGCAGTTTGATGAGATCGCCAAGGTGGAGCGGAACCACCCATGGCTGAGGGGAAAACGGATTATGGGTGTGGCTGACCCGGCGATCTGGGATGCCAGCCGGGGTGACAGCATCGCGGACACCGCTGCCAAGTATGGGCTGTTCTTTGAGCCGGGTGACCATGAGCGGATCGCAGGCTGGATGCAGTGCCATTACCGGCTGCAGTTTGACGATAACGGCTACGCACGGATGTATGTATTTTCCAACTGCACGGAGTTTATACGGACAATCCCGCTGCAGATGTACGATGACAAAAAGGTGGAGGATCTGGACACGGACATGGAGGACCACATCGCTGACGAATGGCGGTATATGTGCATGACGAGACCCATCAAGCCGCTGCGGCCAATTGAGCGCAGGACGATCCTCAATGACCCGCTGAACCAGTTCAAAAACTCCCGGGACGGGGGATTTAATAATTGGAGGTAATGAAATATGGCAAGTGAAACCTTTCTGAGAGTGATTCCCAGCGGAAGCGACCCCTGGGTGGCTGTGATCAACGGGGAAAAGTACATGTATCCCGCAGGGACGGAGCAGTATGTGCCCGCTGAGGTGGCTGTGCTGATCGATGCCCAGGAGCGGCATGAGCAGCCTAAGTATCCTCCCGCGCAGGGCGATGGCGGTGGTGCCGGTGGTGATATGCTGGTTACCATCACGGCTGTTGCTGCGATGGATGCGGAAGCCGATCCGCAGTATGTGGCAGATAAGACCTTTGCAGAGATTGAATCTGCTGTCAATGCTGGTAAGAATGTGCGAGTGAAATACACATATGATGGGTTTGATATGTACGCACCTTTGGTATCTTATGTGCACGATGTGCAATCGTTTGTATTTCAGTCCACTGATGCTGGACTTCGTGCTTTTATCGAGCCCAATGTTGTATTTTGTGAAGTCATTAATTAACCCCGGTTGACAGATATGGCACTGCCCACAGGGGCGGTGGATAGGAGGAATATATGAAAAACGATAAGAAGCCCGCTTTTGACGCGCGGCGGAGACGGGAGGAAGAGCCCGGCCCTGCCGGGAAAGGGGCTGAGGCTCAGCAAATGATGAGCAACACGGCGCCGCTTCAGAGAGGCGGTATGCCGGGGAGAAATACCGCTGAGCCGGTGATGCCTGGAGCGCAGGGGGCGCGGCCTGAGATGGGCGGCGGTGCCGGCAGGCAGGAGATGCCCCGGATCACCAGCATGGCCGGGATGGAGGAGCAAGCCCAGAAGCCCAGCCTGATCGGAGCGGAACAGGTGCGGGAATTCCGGCTGATCCTGAACAAGTACAAATCCGGCACCAACAATACCAAGCAGCGGATCATTGCCAGCGAAAACTGGTGGAAGCTGCGGAACACCGCGGAGGAGCAGAAGAAGACCAATGTGGGTGCTGACGGAGGCTTTACCAGTCAGAGCGCATGGCTGCACAATGTGATCGTGAGCAAGCATGCCGATGCCATGGAGAGCTATCCTGAGCCCAACATCCTGCCCAGAGAGGAGAGCGACAAACAGGAAGCAAAGATGCTTTCTTCCATTGTCCCCTGCATTCTGGAGCAGAACAACTTTGAAACGGTTTACTCTGATGCCATGTGGCAGAAGTGCAAGAGCGGCACGGGCTGCTACAAGGTGGTATGGGACAAGGACAAGCTGAACGGCATGGGGGATATTTCCATTTTCAAGGCGAACATTCTGAACCTTTACTGGGAGCCGGGTGTGACGGATATTCAGCAGAGCCGGTATCTTTTCTTCGTGGAGATGGAGAGCAAGGAGGTACTGGAGGAGCAGTACCCCGGCATCAAGGACAAGCTGAAAAATGCCGATGTGATCAACAGCCGGTATGCTTACGATGACACGGTATCCAGCGAGGACAAGGTATCCGTCATTGAGGTGTACTACCGCCGGTTCCGGGATGGGAAAACGGTGCTGCACTACTGCAAATTCGTAGGCGAAGAGGTGCTGTACGCCACCGAGAATGAGCTGATGCCCGTGACGGATGACTACGGTCAGCCCATTAGAAAGAGCATGGCGGAAGCGGGACTGTATGACCACGGTATGTATCCGTACATACTGGATCCGCTGTATCCCATTGAGGGCAGCCCCTGCGGCTACGGCTATGTGGATGTGTGCAAAAATCCCCAGACGGAGATTGATCTGATGAAGACCGGCTTCGTGAAGAATGCCATGGTGGGCGCTATCCCCAGGTTTTTCAGCCAGCAGGATGGCAATGTGAATGAAAACGAGCTGCTGGATCTGAGCCGGCCCATCGTCCATGTGAACGGGCGGGTGGATGAAGCCAGTCTGCGGCAGATCAATTTTAATCAGCTGCCGGGTGTGTATGTAAACATGATGGACAGAACCATCCAGGAGCTCCGGGAGACCACGGGCAACACGGAGACCTCCACCGGTACGGCAAGCGGTGTTACCGCCGCCAGCGCCATCGCCGCTCTGCAGGAGGCCAGCGGCAAGGGCAGCCGGGATGCTACCCAGGCCAGCTACCGGGCTTACACCAAGATCGTGACCATGGTGATCGAACTGGTGCGGCAGTTTTACGACATGCCCCGGAAGTTCCGGATCCTGGGGGAAATGGGGCAGGAGCAGTTTGTTACCTACACCAATCAGGCGCTGAAGCCGCAGCCTCAGGGAAATGCCTTTGGCATGGATATGGGCATGCGGCGGCCGGAATTTGACATCAAGGTAAGCGCTCAGAAGAAGAATGTGTATACCAAGGTGAGCCAGAATGAGCTGGCGCTGCAGTTCTTCAAGATGGGATTCTTTAACCCGCAGCTTTGCGATCAGGCCATGATGTGCCTGGAGATGATGGATTTTGATGGCAAGGACAGCGTGATGCAGAAGGTGCAGAAGCTGGGCGGCATGATGCAGCTGCTGCAGACGGCACTTCCGCTTGCTATGATGGCGGCCATGCAGCAGAATCCCATGCTGGCGCAGCAGCTGATGATGCAGGCGCAGCAGATGGGGATCCCGGTGGGAATGCCCGGTATGGCTCCCGGAATGGCTCCAGCAAAGGGCGTCGAAGGGAATGTGTCGCTCCCGGAGAGTGACAATATTGCAGGGCTGAAAAAAAAGGAGCACGGCATCGTGCGCAATGCCAGACAGAAGGCCCTGGATTCCAGCCAGCCCGAAACCGGTAAGGTCATCAGGAAAGAGGAGGAGCGGAAGGGATGATCGAAGTTACCTACTGGAAGGATAGGCACCGGGTAAGAATCACCGGTCACGCGCACTCCGGGGAGGAAGGAAAGGATCTGGTATGCGCCGGGGCATCCACCCTGGCGGTGACGCTGGGGGCAAATGTCCGTTTCCTGAATGAGAAGGGCTATGCCAGGGATATCATCGTGGAGCTGGAGAAGGGAGATGCTCTGATCCAGTGCAGTCCCCTGCGGAAATACAGCCAGAGTGTGGGACAGATCTTCCGCAGTGTTTGCGTGGGATTTGAGATGCTGGCGGCGCAGTATCCGGAGTATATTTCCTATGAAGTCCGGGGATAGAGAAACGCGTTTTGGATTTGGTAAGATATCTCCAGAACATGGGACTCGCCGCCCCTGTACCAAGCGGCAGATTAAATGTTCGGAGGCATAATGATGCAAAATGATGTATGGTTCCTGCTTCAGCTCTTTGGCGGTGAGGGTGCCGGTGGCTCCGGCGGCTCTGCCGGCGGTGAGGGAGGCGGAACCGATTCGGGCGAAAACGCTGCCGCCGCCGGGCAGCAGAGACTGCGGGAACTGGGGGTCCCGGAGGATCGGATCAGAAAAAACCGGGCGTACCGGATGGGTCAGCAGCAGACGAGCCGCAAAGCCGGCGGCGAGGAGCAGCAGACCGGTCAGGAGCAGGCCGCCGCTGCAAAGAATGAGGATACCCCCACAGAGGAAGAAGGCAAGACGGCAGCCCAGGCTCCTCAGCGGATGACCTGGGAGCAGATCATGGCAGACCCGGAATACAACAAGGCCATGCAGGCCACCATGCAGCAGCGGCTGAAAGCCAGCAAGGGCAACGAGGAAGCGATGCAGAAGCTTGCTCCCGCCCTGGAGATGCTGATGGCAAAGCACGGTCTGGACCCGGCAAAGCCTGACTATGCCGCCCTGGCAGCCAAGATCATGGATGATGACACTCTTTATGAGGACAAGGCCATTGAACTGAATGTGGACACGGATGTTGCGAAAAAGCTGACCCAGCAGGACATGGAGCTGAAGCGCCTGAAGCGGCAGGAGACCATGACTATGGAGCAGCAGCGCATTCAGCAGCACTTCGCGAAGCTGGAAGAGCAGGGACAGGCCATGAAGCAGCAGTTTCCTGGCTTTGATCTGAGAAAGGAGCTGCAGAATCCCGTATTTTCCCGGATGGTCAGCCCGGACAGCGGACTGACGGTGGAGGATGCTTACTACGCTGTTCATCGCAAGGACATCCAGAATGCCCAGGCTCAGGTGATAGCGAGCGGGGTAGCTAACCAGATGTCCAATGCTATTAAGGCGAACTCCATGCGGCCCAATGAATCCGGCGCAGGAAAGGCCCCCTCTGTGACGCACTTTGATTACAGAAAGGCAAGCAAGGCAGAGCGCAACGATCTGAAAAAGCGCATCCGCTCCGCTGCCGCAAGGGGAGAGAAAATCTATCCCGGCCAGTAAGGCCGAGACTCTCCCCCCAAATACAGTATTTTGAGGAGGAGAAAAAATATGTTTCTGTTTGATTTTATCCAGCTGTTTGCGGATGCCGGTACCCTGGTGAACGCCACCGGCGGCTATGTTAACTCCGGCACCGGTGCCGTGACCAATTTCAGTACCGGCTATACCCTGGCACCTGAGCTGAAGACCTTCTATGATACCGAGCTTCTGGAGAATGCCCGGGTAGAGATGTTTTACGCGCAGTTCGCCAAGAAGCAGCCCCTGCCCGCCAACAACGGTACCACCGTGGAATGGCGCAAGTGGAACACCTTCGCTCCTGCCAGTCAGCTGCAGGAAGGTGTGATCCCCACCGGCCAGAGGTTCGGTGTAAGCACCAAGACCGGCTCCATTAACCAGTACGGTACCTACACCACCGTCTCTGACAAGCTGGAAATGCGGGCTTACGACGATGTGATCCTGGGCGCTACCGAGGAAATGGGCGCTTCCGCAGCTGAGACCCAGGAGAAGCTGATCCGGGACGCTCTGCTGGTGAACACCAATGTTATGTACTGCGATAACATCACCCTGGCTACCGGCGCTGTTGCCGGCACCCCCACTACCCCCGCAACGATGGAAGCCAGTACCACGGTGATGAGCATGATGACCCCTGCCATGGTTGCCAAGGCCGTGACCAAGCTGAAGAAGGACCGGGTGCCCACCATCAACGGCAAGTACTACGCTGTGATCCATCCCAGCGTTGCCGAGGATCTGCGCAAGAGCGATGGCTGGATGGAGGCCCACAAGTACGCAGCCCCCGAGGAGATCTTCAACGGTGAGATCGGTGAGCTCACGGCTGCCGGTTTATCGAAAATGTGTTTGCTCCCGTGCTGGGCAGCAGCTATGCCAACAAGGCCACCACCGTTACCTATGCCACCTACTTCTTCGGCAAGGACGGCTTCGGCATCATCGACCCCGAGGGCGGCGCTCTGGAGATGATCGTCCACGACAAGAGCGAGATCGGCGGCCCTCTGAACCAGTTCAGCACCATCGGCTACAAGTTTGAGACCAACGGCGCTACCATCCTCTACACCGAGCGTGTGCTGAGAGTGATGAGCTGCTCTTCCTACTCCGCTACCGATGTGGCGAACTGATCCATGCAGTAAAAGGGTGAGGGGGTAACACCTCTCACCCGGAATAAAAAGGAGGATATATGGAAGAAAAGAAACAGGATGCCCTGGTGGAGATCTTTGTCCCCAGAGGCAATGACAAAGACGAGAAGAATCTGCTGATCAGCGTCAACTGCAAGAACTACCTTCTGCCCCGGGGCCAAAAGAGCAAAGTCCCTGCCTATGTGGCTTATGAGTATGAGCGCAGCAAGCAGGCACTGGAAAAGTTCTATGAGACCCAGGACGCACTGGTCAACAACAGCAATGCTCCGCAGTGAGCATCAAGCGGGGAGCGGGATGCTTCCCGCTTTTATGTTAGGAGGATGAAAAAATGACAGTAATCCAGGCGATCAGTCAGGTGGATACCCTGAAATTCAACCAGTACAGCCACGGTGAGAAGATCCGGTGGCTGAATACCGTGGAGAACAGCGTGAAGCGGACAGTGATCGACTGCCACGAAGGCGGGGATGAGATCACCTTCACGGGCTATGACACCAAGGGCGGGGATGACCATACCCAGCTTCTGGTACCGCCCCCCTACGATGTGCTGTACCTTCGGTGGCTGGAGGGTATGATCGATTACCACAACGGTGAAAACGGCGGCTACAATGCCGCTATGGTGCTGTTTAACCGGGCATTTGACGATTACCGGGCATGGTACGGACGGACGCACATGCCCAAGCGGGCATGCGCCAGATTCCTTTTCTGAGGGGGGAAGCGCATGAGAATGCCTATGATCCCGGAGCAGGCCATCAGCAGGGATATGATCGATACCTTCCGGGGGTACAACCACAACCCAAAGATCAATCCCAACGAATTTTACAACATGGAAAATATGACCTCCGACTTCTACCCGCTGCTTGCGCCCAGGAGAAGACGGGGGCTTTGGAAAGAAGTGCCGGGTATTACCGGCATGATCGCAAAGGAAAAACTCTGCTACACCCAGGGCAGTGACTTTGTGATGGGCGATGCGCGGTATGATCTGGGGCTGAACGATCAGCGGAAAGATCTTATCAGCATGGGCGCTTTCGTGATCATCATGCCGGATAAGAAGTACATCAACACGGTGCAGCCGGAGGAGCGGGGTGATATCGAAAACCAGGTGGTGACCCAGGGGGATGTGCAGTTTCAGCTGAGCACCATTGAGGGCGAAATATACGAAGGGGCTACGGTATCGGACACGGCTCCCGGCAGCCCGCAGAACGGCGCTCTGTGGATCGATACCAGCAGCTCCCCTCACAGCCTGAAGAAATACAGTGAGGCTTCCTCCACATGGGTGAGCATTGCCAGCACCTATGTGCGCATCAGCTCCACCGGCATTGGAAGCGGCTTTGAACGGTATGACGGAGTTCAGATCAGCGGCATCGTCAGCGACAAGCTAAAAGATCTGAACGGTACGCTGACCATATGGGACAAGGGGGATGACTACCTGGTGCTGATGGGCATCATCGATGAAGCGGTGACCCAGGAAGCAGCGGAGGGCAGCATCACCATTCAGCGGCGGATGCCGGAAATGGATTTTATCATCGAAAGCGAAAACCGGCTGTGGGGCTGCCGCTACGGTACCAACCGGCACGGCGAGATTGTAAATGAGATCTACTGCTGCAAGCTTGGTGACTTCAAAAACTGGGAGTGCTTTATGGGACTCTCCACAGACAGCTACATGGCAAGCTGCGGCACCACGGGTCCCTTTACCGGGGCGGTGGCACACATGGGATACCCGCTGTTTTTCAAGGAAGACTGCTTCCATAAGGTGTTTGGAAGTATTCCGGCAAACTTCCAGATCCAGACAACGGCCTGCCGGGGTGTGCAGAAGGGCAGCCACAGAAGCATGGCGGTGGTCAACGAGGTGCTGTACTACAAAAGCGGCGCAGCGGTATGCGCCTACGATGGAAGCCTGCCGGCGGAGATCAGCTATTGCCTGGGCAATGAGCGGTATTCCGGTGCTGTAGGCGGCGGTCACGGCAACAAATACTACATCAGCATGGCAGACCTGGACGGGCAGTACCACCTCTTCGTGTGGGACACGGCCAAAAAGCTGTGGCACCGGGAGGATAACTTTCAGGCAGACGGTTTCTGCGCTTTCGGCGGGGATCTGTTCGGCCTGGAGCACGGCACCGGCAGGGTGCTGCAGATGACCCGGGGCGATGGCAGCGGAGAAGAGAAATGCGAATGGTTTGTGGAGACCGGTGAAATCGGACTGGAACTGCCGGACATGAAGTACATCAGCAGGCTGCTGGTGAGAGCCAGTCTGGATGTCGGCACAGAGATGCGGATCTTTGCCAGGTATGATTTTTCCGAGGAGTGGGAGCCGCTGTTCGCTCTGAGAAGCGCACAGCTGAAAAGCTACGAGGTGCCCATAAGGCCCAAGCGGTGCGACTACATGAAGCTGCGCATTGAGGGAGACGGCCCGGGCAAAATCTATTCCATTACCAAATCACTGATGAAAGGAAGCGGAAGATGAACAAACTGCCTTATCCCAGCGTTACCGGGGGAAATCCCCAGGAACAGGTGGCGCAGCTGAGAGCATACCTTTACCAGCTGGTGGATCAGCTGAATTATCTGCTGGAGCAGATCGAAAAGAATCAGAAGAAGGAGGCATAGTATGGCAAACAAAGACCTTGATATGGAAAAGGACGCGCTGCCGAAGGAGACCGGAACGGAGACGGAGAGCATGGGGGAGGCCGCTGTAAGGCTTCCCGGATACCAGAGCCAGTACACCGGACAGATCCAGGATCTGTACCAGAGTATCAGCCAGAGAGAGCCCTTCCAGTGGGACATGAACAGCGATGCCATGTATGAGGCGCTGAAGAAACAGTACATTTCCGGCGGCCAGATGGCCATGATGGATACCATGGGTCAGGCGGCTACCCTCACCGGCGGCTACGGAAACTCCTATGCCCAGGGTGCCGGACAGCAGGCATACCAGCAGTATCTGCAGGGGCTGAATGACCAGATGCCGGATCTCTACCAGATGGCCCTGGAGAACTATATGGCCCAGGGTGATCAGATGCTCCAGAACTACAGCATGCTGATGGATATGGATAACATGGAATACGGCAGATACATGGACAATATGGATATGATCCAGGCTCAGGTGCTGGAGATGCTGCGGGCAGGCCACAGACCCAGCCAGGACATGATCGCGGCATCCGGTTTGAGCCAGGAGTATATCGATGCCATGTATCCGGAAAAGAGCGTCAGCAGCGGACCGGGCCTTGTGGAGAGCTGGTATAACTGGCTGGCTAAGACTGCGCCGAAAGACCCCGTCACCGAACCCCTCACCGAACCCGTAACACTTCCAAAACCCAACAGAAGCAATTACGCTAACTGGGGTGCGGGTGAATGGAATGCGTATTTTGCGGAAATTGCAAACTCTGAATCCAGGGAAGCCGCCGAGGATGAATACATAGAACTGAACAGTTATGGCATTATTCCTGATGTTTACAAGTCCGCAGCCGCAAGGGGTACAATGGGATCTCTGGGAAGCTACGGCTCCAGAAGGGGGTGATTAGGTGGCTTTTTCCGTTAGCGATGCGCTTTCTGAGAGAAAAGACCGGAAAGCGGCACAGAGCGGCCAGAACAGTTCTGGGAACATGGGCGCAAATAATGCTGGCCAAAGCAGACAGACCATCACGGGCAGTTTCAGTGTGTCGGATGCGCTCCGGAACAGGCAGAACCGAAATGGGAATCAGGGCAGCAATGTATCTGATCCCACCAGTATCATCGATCGCTACAACTCTTTGGTAGGACAGTATAATGACAGCATTGGCGGCGGGCCCAGCTTCGGTGTAAGTGCGGATGATGTTCTTGGCTCCCAGCGGGACATGAGAGCGGAATCCGCAGCCATTTACAACGAGCTGGATTCCTACAGAGCATATCTGGGAGACGATGTTGTCGATGATATGCTGTCTTCCCTTGAGGGCATGGTGAGCGGCTGGAACGATATCGTTTCCAAAGCAAAATACTATTCCCAGTGGGAAAGCCCGGAAGACTATGAGCACTTTACATATCTGAGCGGAATGGACCTGGCGGCGCAGACGCAGGCTATTGAGGATCAGGAGGCGGCGATCGCTGACCTTAAAAAGGCACGGCCCGGAGGGATCCTGGGCATGGCGCTGCATGGGGCGGGGTACTACTCCACGGACGATTACCTGGCGGCGAATGATGATATCCAGGCGGCGGAGGACCAGCTGGCTCAGATGCGGCAGGACCTCTACGATGCTACCCTGCTCCAGCAGGGACAGCAGGAAAGCGCCTGGGAGAAGCAGTACAGCGGCATGAGCTATGACCAGCTGATGCCCATCATCCAGGGCATGGAGGAAGGTGCGGAGCGGGACTGGCTGGAGGGCTATGCGCCCAGCACCATGACTGCCCAGGATATGACGGAAAAACAGGCGGAGAACAATACCGAGATCTACTACCTGGATCAGTTTGAAAAGGAATGGGAAGCCATTCTGGAGCGGGAATTCATGCTGCAAAACAGCGGGGAATGGACCAAGGCACAGCAGGACCAGATCGATGCGGAAAAGGAAGCGCTGCTGCAGAGATACGGTGTGGATTCCCTGGAGGCTGCACAGAGCCGCAGAGAGACCCTGATGGCTGAAAACTGGGAGCTGGATAACCGGGCTGCCTATGACGCAATCCCGGAAGCGGAAGGCTTCCAGGCCAACAGCGGGGTGCCTGAGGGATACACCACGGGTACCGGCAGCGCAGTGAGCCTCTTTGACTACATCAACGATATCGAAGGTGCCAGAGAGCGGGAGACTCTGCGGATGGCCGGACACGGCGAATCGCCCTATGCCATCTATGACTTTATGGACGATCAGCAGATCGGCATATTCAACTACCTCTACAATGTCCAGGGCATGGATGCGGCGGAGGATTACCTGCAGTACATCCAGTATGACCTGAATGCCAAACGGAACCAGAGCATCGCCGCAGGGGCGCAGACCATTGCCCAGGAAGCGGGCGCAGCGGCATCGCTCTTCTCTATCCCGGCGATGATGATGAGCGGTCTGGGGATCCTGGATGTGGGAATGCAGCACCTGGGACGGGCGGTGAGCGGCGGATATGCGCCCATCGACTATAACCGGGGCGCTATGGCCTACAATACCATCGGCAGTACCATCCGGCAGACCAGAGCCCAGCACTACAACGAGAAGGGCACCATCAACCTGAACGAAAACGAGCATCCTATTCTGGCGAGGCTCCTGAACGGCAGAGGCTGGGGCGATGTATACCAGCTGGGTATGAGCCTGGCGGACAGCTATCTGGTGGGCAATATCGGCAAGGTGACGGGTCTGGGCGGCAAAGCAACGCTGCTCCTCAGCGGAAGCGCAGCTACCCAGGGTGTGCTGGATGCGGTGGAGAGCGGTGCCAGTGATGAGCAGGCGCTGCTTATCGGTATCCTGAACGGCGCGGCAGAATACCTCTTTGAAAAATATGAACTGGATAATCTGCTGGGTCAGGACACCAGCTATCTGAAGGCCATCGCCAATCAGGCGCTGACGGAAGGCTTCGGCGAAGGCATGACTTCTGTGTCCAACGCACTGGTGGACTACCTGGTGATGGCGGAAAACAGCGGCCTGGAGCAGAAAGCCCGGGAATATATGCTGATGGGCTACAGCGAAAGCGAAGCCATGACCCAGGCTCTGCTGGACATCGCTGCGGATATCGGCTGGGATGTGATCGGCGGTATGGTCAGCGGTGCTGCCATGAGCGGCGGCTTCCAGGCTACCCAGGCGGTGCTGACTCCGGCAGATGTTCGCTCCAACAGCAAGCGGCTGCGGGAGCTGGGCATGAGCCGGTTTGATGCGGACCAAAAAGCGGCGGAGCTGTATGACCTGGCCCAGGGCTATGGAGATGCTGCCGGGAACTTCCAGCGCAACTATGCTCCGGGGCAGGACACCGGGGAATATGCCCTGGAATTCCGGACGGCCTACGAAATGGGCAAGGCGGGTGCTGACCGGCAGCGGCTGGGAAGCGACAGTTTCCGGGTGATGAGCCAGAGCCAGAGGGATATCGCCTATGACACCGGTGTGGAAGCCCGGAAGAAGGCTGCGGGCCGGGAAAAGACGGAGGTAAAAGCCACTCTGGAGGTGAGCGAAGACCAGAAAACCGTGCGAACCGACACCGGCAAGGAAGTGAAGATCGATGGTTTCGCATCCGTGGGCGATAAGGCTACTCTGAAAGTGGGCAGCGACACGGTGAAGATGACCGATGTGAGCTATGCCAGTGCGGAAGAAGCGGCGATGTATGAGACCGTGGCAACGGTGGCCGGGTCTGCATCCACAGCCAATGCCATGCTGGAGCAGCAGCGAAAGAGCGATGTTTCCCCCGTGGATTTTGCCAACGGACTCTGGGAAGCCTATGAGGCGGGCAGAATCGGCAGTGCGACCCGGGCGGAGCTTGGGCAGATGGAATTTGCCGGGAAGCTGCCGCTGGCGGTGCGGAACATCGCTTACAGCCGGGGCATTGACAGGGGCAGATATCAGGCCAATGCGGCGGAAGCAGTGCTGAAAGCCAAGGGCAAGCAGAACAAGGGCCAGCGGAAAGAAGGAAAGCTGCATTTCGACCGGAAGGGCAGGACCTTCAGCGATATTCAGGAGACCGGTCTGGCGGCGATGGAGAGCTTCAGCAAGGCGCTGGGCATCCAGGTGTATGTTTATGAGTCCTTCGTGAAAAACGGGGAGCGGGTCTATAAGAACGGCAATGGAGAGACCGTAAAGGCTCCCAACGGCTTCTACGATCCGGAGACCGGAGCAATACACATCGACCTGAATGCCGGCAACTTCGGTCAGGGCACCATGCTGTTTACCCTGGCGCATGAGCTGACCCACTACATCAAGCAGTGGAGCCCGGTGCGGTTCCGGGTGCTGACGGAAGCGGTCCTGAGAGCCTACAGCACCAAGGGCCAGAGCGTGAATGCGCTGGTGGAAAAGCAGATGGCAAAGGCCAAAGAGAGCGGCCGGAATCTGACACCGGAGCAGGCACTGGAAGAAGTAGTGGCGGACAGCATGGAGGCCATGCTGGTGGACGGCAGCTTCGGAAAGGTGCTGGCGGACATCAAGGCCCGGGACAAAACGCTGTGGCAGAAGATCAAAGACTGGTTACTTGAAATTGCGGATAAGCTGAAAAAGGCTGCCGATGCATACCGGGGCATGAAACCTGACAGCGTGGAAGGCCGGATGGTCCGGGAGATGGATGGAGTCTTTGATGAGATCCAGAAGCTGTTTGCCGAGGGTCTGGTGGAGGCCAGTGAGAATTTTGCGGCTGCGGAAGGGCAAAAAAATACCACCCAGGAGGGTGGGGTGAAGTATTCGGACAAATATCTTGCCGCAGAAGTTGATCCCAATGTACTCAACATGGTCACGCAGGTCACATCTGGAAACTATTCCGACAACGATAAAGTTGAGCTTGGAAAAGTACCGGATGATATCGCTGCGAAAATCAAAGAGATTACTGGTGTAGATCCTTCTGGTTTTCGTATTGTCATTGAGGCGAGGCAGATGCTTCATATCCTAAATGGCCATGGGTCAAACGGGGATGCTAACCGCTCGATGAAAGATCCGAATGATATTGCCAGGATCAAATATGTTATTTTTACTCCAGATGACATTCGTGGACCAGGCATGACCAGAGCATATACGCATCAGCGAAAGGGAAAAGCAAGGCCTGCCCCCACCGTATTGTACGAAAAAAACATAGGCGAGAAATCGTACTATGTTGTGCAGGCCGTTCCTGACACAAAAGCAAAAACAGTATACATCGTTTCTGCTTTTATTGGCCCAAGTGGATACAAAAAAGAAGCCTCACAGCTCATCAATGCCTCAAATGGCCCTGATGCAACGGCTAAACCCGGTTCTGTGGTGGCTTCTAAGAACAGTATACGAAAAGCTGAAGCAATTGTCAACCCCAAATCTGTGGAAGCCATGGATCTGGAAGTAGACGAGAAGACGGAATCGGTAGCACCTACCGTTATGATGTCGGAGCGGACCTGGACGCAGTCTGAGTATGTGCAGGAGCGGGATATGGCTGCGCTGGCCATCAGCAAGGCAATCGGTGTAAGCATTCAGAAGGCAAAGGACTACATCGACAGCGTGAACAGCATCGCCAAGATGATCGCCGATGACCGGACCAGGCTTGACTACTTCTCCAGTCCCGGAAGAAGCAGTTTTATCGGTAATGTGGAATACGGCGGCAGCTTTGATTTCTCTACACTTTGCAAGAAGCGGCGGCTGCTGACGGGCACCTTTACCGCTATCCAGAAAGCACTTCCCAATACGGCGCTGACGGCCAATGAGATCCTGGAGATCCGCAAGCGGATGCAGGATGCCGGTCTGGAGGTAAGCTGCGGGCTGTGCTATGTAGAAGGCAGCAGAGCCAATATGGGACAGTTTGCCAAGGAATTTCTGCGGCTGTACAAGCAGTATTACCCGGATGGATGGCAGCCCAATATGGCGGATGTGAACACTCCCGAGGGAATCGAGTGGGTGCGGATCAATCACCCGGAGGTCTATGAACAGTATGAATACTTCTGGAACCACTACGGTACCCTGAAGCCCGGTGACAAGAATCTGTTTGCCAGCCAACAGAAGCCCAAGCTCTACCAGCTGCACACGGAGTACAAGGGGGAGATCCTCCAGAAATTCCGGAACGATGACAATGTGGAGGAGAAAAACATCAACGGCGGCATCCGGCTGCAGAGTTTCTCCGACTTTGAAATCGTGCATCTGATCGACACCATGCAGATCATTATGGATATGAGCCTGGTTGGGCTTGCCGGTCAGGCATACACAAAGGTGCCGGACTTCGCATGGGCGCTGGGCGATACCGGCCTGAAGATCAATCTGAGCCTGATCGCAAAAGGTGTGGACGAAAATGGAAACCTTATCTTTGACGATGTGGAAGGTATGCCCATTCAGGAGGCCATGCGGCTGCGGGAGCGGTATTCGGAGAATGTTGGTACGATCCTGGTAGCCTTCAATGATGCACAGCTGAAAGCGGCGATGGCTGACCCCAGAGTGGACTTCATCATCCCCTTCCACAGAAGCCAGTGGAAAAAGAGTCAGTATGAGGCTATGGGCCTGCCGAAGAATACCAAGGACTACACCTACATGCAGAACGAAAAGTACATCAAGCCCCAGTACCATGAGTACAGAGGCAGGATGGTACGGGATAAGGCCACCAACTACATGCCCAACGAATACTGGGACTTCAGCAAGAGCGGAACGGAAAATGCCAGGGCTTATCTGGAAATGTGCGCCAGGAACAATAAGCGGCCCAAGTTCTACAAGCTTCTGACGGACAACAAGGACGGAAGCTACTCCCTGAAGGAAGACGGAAGCACGGACGGCTATTGGAAGCTGCTGATCGATTTCAAGATGTATGACAATCAGGGCAATGGCAGTCCCCAGCGGCCGGTGACTCCGGAATTCAATATGGAAGAAGCCAACCGGATGCTGAACGATTACCGGGGCGGCCACAGCAGTTTCCCGGTGGCACAGGGCATTGCTGATCAGTTTGTAGCGGAGTACAAAGAGAGCCACAAGGGAAAGGTGCTTTCCGAGCGGGATACCATGGTGGCGGAGCTGGAGCGGCAGAATGCGGCGCTGCAGGAGGATGTGGAGGAGCTGAAAAAGCTTCTGGCGCTGCAGGGTCAGGTGACCGGCGGGCGTATCCCGAAGAAGAGCAGTGTGGAGGCGGCGGCAAAATGGCTGAAGGGCTATGCCGGTGCTACCATGGATGCCGATGACATGAAAGAGCTTGCCGGGATGCTGACGGAGTTTTACGGAGCGATCCTGAACGATGAGGAGCTGGCATGGGAATCTGTTATGGAAAAGGCAGCGCCTATTGCCGACTTTATCCAGGCCAGGGTGAATGTGAAGCCTCAGATGAGCGAATATTCAAAAGATGTGCTGCGGGAGCTGAGAGGTCGGAAGATCAAGCTTTCTGACAGCCAGAAGGCGGAGGCGGCCAGAGCATACGGCAGCTACAATGAATACCGGAAGGCGGCTTTTGGCAGTGTGACACTTTCCAATGAGGGAATCCCTCTGGACAGCTTGTGGCAGGAGATGGCAAGCATCTTCCCCG